TTTAACCCAAAAAGATGCAGTAAATTTAGTTGTACTTCCATTTCCACTAAATGTTTTATTTAAGTAACTGTTTGCCATAATAATATCCTAGTTGAAACTCATAGAGTTGTTAGCTCCAAATGTAAATGTTAAACTAAATGCTCTATCTGCTGTTTGACCTTCAGCATCTGTTGCTCTAATTGTAAAGTTAAAAGTTGTGTCAGCAGAAGCGCCTGATTCAGTACCTGTTAGTGTACTAGATCCTGATCCACTATTCAATGTAATTCCACCAGGTAACGATCCTGATTGTACAGCCATCCCTGTAGAATTTGTTGCTGTTAAAGTTATTGTTCCAATACTTGTTGCTCCTGAAAATGTTCCTAGTGTACCTGCTGCAGTTTGCCAAGCGGGTGCATCTGATACTGTTAGTATAGCTCCAGTTTGAACTGCGTTACCATCTGGATTCTCTACATATAATTTGTAACTTGCATCAACTGAAATAGTAAATTTTGCTGTAATACTTGTAGCTGAAGTAAATGTAACTTCATCCGCTACAAATTGTGCACCGGTAGTTGAGTTGATTGCTGTAACTAATGGAACAGATACAAAATTAGTTCCTGTAATAACAACAGATGTTTGAGTATTTTCAATCGCTGAAGGACTGATACCTGTTACTGTTGGTCTTGTTTCTGTAACTAAAGTAATAGATCCACCTAATGCTACCGCAGTACCATTGATTGTAATTTGTCCTGAACCTATAAGAGCAGTGTTTGCAATGTTCTGTGTACCAGTTAGTGTTGCACCACTAGGTACAGTTATAGTATCTCCACTATCTCCTAGCTGTACACCGGTCCCGGACCTTGGACTTATTTTATTTACTTTTACTTCACTCATATTAATATTGTAAAGACACTCCTCTAATTCTTGCTTCTTTTGAACCACTAGCTTGATTAGCAAAAGATATTTTATATTTTAAACTTGTTCCCGCTGTCACACTCAAGTCATTCACTTTCGCCATCTTAATACCAGTAGCAAAATCTGGTAAAGCTGTCATTGTAGCTGTGCTAAAATTGCTTCCTCCATCTGCTGATAATTGTAAAACTATATCTGTATTTAATGCGTTAGTACCTGCATTATCTTGGTAAGTAATTACTGCACCCATCTTGTTCGTTGATGACGCTGTAATATTATTTCCAGTAAATGAGCCAGTTGCAGATGTCACTAAAGTTGGAAATTTAGAACCAATAATTAATTTAGTATTACTATCTTTTGTGTAGCCATTTGAACCAGATGGTATTGTATAAGTTGAGTTAGTATATCTAGCAGTATTAGAAATTCTAAGTTGGTCTATATAACCATGATGAGCATTAGAAACATTACCAGTTGAGCCAACTCTAAAATCAGAATTTTCATCATTTAACGCACCACTTCCTGTCCAACTAGCTCGTCTTGAACCATGGTTATATCCATAAAAATTGTCTCCACTTCTAACAACTGCACAATGTGACCAAGCACTATTTCCTGGACCACTAACATCGTTATCTGTTACACCAGCATTCTGACCCATATTCCAATTAGAACCATCATTACTTGCCCACCATTTTAATGAAATAGTAGGATTAGTTGCAATTTGCCATTGTTGAATACCACCGTCAGAATAACCTAAAACTCCTCTATGAGAACTACTTGCTGTTTCATATTGAAAAAATTCTATTGTAAAATCACTTGAACCTAATTGATGAATAAATGAATTAGTGTTTGCAATGTTTAAATATCCATTATTACTGCCAACATAATTATAAATTCCAGCACCACCACCCAATGCACCACCATTTGCTGTACTCCATTGTGAATTTGATGATGTAATAGTATGGTTTTCATCTGAGCCATCTGTAAATGTAGTTGAACCATTTGTGACAGTTCCTATACCATCCTGTATTGATGAGATAAATTCACTAGCATTTCTAGCACAATTAGTTAAATTAGAAATAGCCGAGCTATCTTGGAATACATCAAAAGACGCAGAGTTAGAATTACTTGCATTAAGATTTTCTTGAGTGTGTACTCTTAATCCTAAAGTAGAAATATCATTGACAATTTTATTATCGTCAAATTCTGTTATACTTAAACGAGAATTTGATATAGTTCCAGATGCAATTGAACTTGCAGGAAATACATATTTTAAATCTTTATAATTAGCCATATTATTTTTCTCTTAATAACCACCCTTGAGTTGAATCAACATAAACTAATGTAAAAGCGGCTCTTTCAGTTGACACTGTCATATCTGATGCTGCACCTTGAATGTTATGTCCATTTCTTCCTATTGTTATATTATTTGTATCTGCTGTTCCAGCATAATCTATTATTGAAACTTCGTTTCCAATGGTTGCAGACGCTGGTAAAGTTGCTGTAATAACTCCACCTGTTGTATTTACAAAATATCCTTCACCTGCCGCTGCAGTAAAACTAGAGGTTTTAACTGCTTGCCATGCTGTTCCACCAACACCAGTCGGTAAATTTACAGTTGCAGTAGTTAAATTAATAGTATCACCAGCTTCACCAATTTGTAAATTAGTTCCTGACTGCGGTATTACTTTATCTACTTCTATTTGACTCATTATATTATTACCAATGTTCCTGTTACTGTAACATTACCTGAAACCGTTACCGGTCCTGCTAAAACTCCTGAGTCCATTGTTTGAACATCCGAGATTGTTGACGAGTGTGTTGTTACATAAGTTGTGGCTGTCATACTTGCAGACGGCGCACGTTTTGCGGGATATGTACAAAATACAGTTTTAGTTCCTGATGTAAAGTTTACTGCGTTATCAGAATTTGTTGACGAAATAATTGTAGTTCTTGAAAGAGTATCTGGCGATGCATCTGTTACAGTTCCAATACCAACTTCATATTCATTTTTTCCATCGTTTGAAATTGCATAGAACGTACTATTAGTAGTTCCTATTCCAGATACAAAGCTTTCGAAACCAATTTCTGCTCCGGCTAAACTGAACGTACCAGTCCCTGTCGTAGTAGATGTTTCCTTAACTCTGTCGTTGAGTACAAATGCCATTACTATTTCCTTTTAATTATTACGCGTCGCCAAGTCTAATGATTGCATTAGAAGAATTTGCAGTTGGAAACTGAACAACGAAATCACCGTTAGTTGCAGTTTTTGTTCCGCCAAAGTCTAATACTAATACAGCTTCATTACTTGAACCTTTATAAATCAATGCCCCTGTTGCTGATAACGTTACAGAACTAAAAGTAGAATCTGCAAAGTCAACGAATGCAACATTACTTGCTATAGCAACACCATTGTTAGTTAAAGTATTTCCACCTGCAGTATAATTCGTACCAGATGAAGAAACTTCATTGGAAGTCGTATAAGCAGTTGTTGAAGTACTAAAACCAGCTTGTGTTGTATAAAGTGCTAATTTGAAAGTTGATCCACCAGATGAATCAAAATCAAACGTACCACCAAGTAGGTTTGTTTTAAAAGAGTCAGGTACTATATTTGCCATTTTTTATCTCCTTAGTATTTTGATGGTGATTCAGATTTTAAAGGAGTACGAATGGTTCCATCTTCCCATTCATCCCGGCGTCTTCGACCTTGTTGTTCGATCGCGTACGATTGTAAAGCTCTTTTAAAAGATCCTTCGTAGTATTGTAACATATCTGCGGGACCTTTCAAGTATCCATATGCTTCTACCAGACAAGCGTACAAAAGTAAATCTTGATATTTATTACTTGTGTAAGTTCCTTGAGTACTTCCTGGTGAAGCTGTTATTGAATCTGGTTGTTTTGTATAAGCTAAAGTTATTAAATTAGTGCTATTTGGAGTAGGGGCTACTACCCAATAATTAGCATCCCAATTACCATAATATTTAGGTAATCCAGAAGCTGTGTTTGGTGTATTATAATACTCAGCCATAAAACTTGTATCTCTTTTTTCTAAAAAAGTTTGTTTATTATTAGAATCTGTTAGTTGAACATATCTGATAAATCTTAAATCAGATGGTATTGTAACATATCGACTTCCAGCTGCTAAATTTGAAGTAGCATAAAATCTATTATCATCAGAATCTGCATCTCTATAAATTCTATTTTCAGAATTTTTAATTATAGTATTTAAAATACCTGTAGTTAAAACATTACTATCAACTTCAGTATAATTTCTAATATCATCTTGTAAATTTGCTAATGTATATGCCATTATGGTGTTAGAGTAACTGGTCCTGCAGTTACAAACATTCCTCCTGAATTTTCCGTTACAGTTGCATTACTTCCACAATTAAAACTATAACTATTTGTATCAATAATTGTTATACTAAATCCTGAACTATTTTCAAATAAAGAATACACCAGGCCTCCTGGGCTTCCATCTACATTTCTAAAAACAACAGTATCGTTTGTTGATCTTTTATGAGCAGGTTCTGTAACAGTTACAATAGAAGAACCTGAAGTTAAACTTAAAGGATTTCCCGGTAATAAATTTTCTGTTGCAGGTTCAACTCTTGCAGGTCTTGAATTCATTAAACCTTGAGGGTCACCTGTAAATCTTGTTGGTTGAATTTGTGGTTGCTTTGGTTCAAATTCTGAGTTGTGAACAAAACTACCATTCCATTCTGTTACCATTTCTTTATATGGAAATGCTAAACCTGATCTATCAGATATTGCCTGCGCATATTTTCCTCTAGATAATTTTGCCATTAGACTCCTGGATAATAAGTTTTAGGAGTAATAAAAGAACTAGATGAAGATCCATCTTCAGTTAATGCTCTGTTTAATTCATCCTCATATAACATTTTTAACATTTGAACTTTTTCAGGTGCATATTTTACTGCTAAGTAATATGCAAGTCCTGCAGTCATACAAGGTACAAATCTATATGGAACATCTGCATCATTAGTATAGTCTCCTGCATCTTGAATTCTTTTTACATAATAATAATTTAAAAACTTACCTGCTTGATCACTTCCTGGTGTTAAATATAAAGTAACTGTTATTTTATCAATAAACCTTTGTACAAAATATTGTGTAGGTTGACCTGTAGAAGTTTTATTTGATAATGCTTGATAAGTTGATCTGCTAATTTTACTAAGAGGTGTATCTACATTAGAATCATTTCTAAAACTTGCTTCTAAAATATCATCAACACCATAAACAGCTGTTGCATCTGATGTACCATCAGATGTTGATCTGAACATTGTATATGTTGCTTTATTATTAACTAATGTAATATTATTGTTTGCGACTTCCCAATAATGCAAACCTCTATTAGCCCATTCTTGAAACATTATATTTAAAGAACGTCTTGCACCTTTTAATTGATAACCTGAAACGCCAGAAATTCCAATTCTTTCATAAGATTCTTCTACAATATCTGCAATAGAAAAACCTTTTTCAAAAATTGTAGTTCCAGAGGTAGTGTTAGCCATTTAGCCTCCTAGCCAGTATATCCGATAGTAACAGATCCCGTTCCAGTTACATCTGCATAGATAGTATTTTGAAATCTAATTCCGTTTCCAGGTACATAAAGATCTAATCCTTCACTTCCAAAAGTAGATTCAAATACTATTCCTCCAGAT